AGAGTTTGACAACGCAAAACAAACAGCTAATAAATCCTACTACAAACAACAAGAAGGAACATTTCATAGAAGGAAACCAAAACAGGAATGGATAGACGAATAGGATTTACTTGTGGAGCATTTGATTTGCTTCACGCAGGACATATCGTTATGCTAAAAGAGGCAAAGAGTGAGTGCGACCATTTAATAGTGGGATTGCAAACAGACCCTAGCATAGACAGACAAGAGAAGAATCAACCTATTCAGTCAGTATTTGAAAGATATGTCCAATTATCAGCAGTAAAGTATGTAGATGAAATCATACCTTACGACACAGAACAAAGCTTACTAGACTTACTAGAAGCTACACCTATAGATTTAAGATTCGTTGGAGAAGATTGGGTAGATAAACATTTTACAGGAAAAGGATTACATGAAATCTACTATACGAGTAGAGCACATTCTTTCTCCACAACACAACTTAGAAACAAACTAAAATAATGGCTGGCGGAATATACAATCAGACATATTTTAATAACTATCCTGAAGAACGAGAGCAGGAAGGCGTGCTGTATGGCATTGTGTTGGTAAACATGAAAACATGGGAACGAGAAACTATAAAAGTAGGCATCGCAAAAGGAAGAACCTTCAAAGACGTAGTGCGAAGAGGGCGTGGCTTTACAAACTACGACATCAGAATACAGAGAATTTGGAAGGGGAATCTATACGATTGCTGGAGATGGGAACAAAAACTACACGAGATTTATAAAAATGACAGGCACAAGACAGCGCATAAGTTCGGGGGTCACACGGAGTGTTTTACGATTACCTCGAAGATACTGGAGGAATTTCCAAAAAAGAATGATATATTTAGGAATTAGCGAGGGCTTTCACGATGCTGCAGTAGCAGTAGTGGAAGATAAACAAATATTGTTTGCTACTAATATAGAAAGAGTAACAGGCAAAAAGAATGATAGACATATACCTGATAAGTATATGAAGGAATTAAAAGATACATATGACTATGATAAAACGGTTTTTTATGAACATACTGATATCAAGAATGTCAGACGAGAGACTCACGGAATGGCAAAAAGAAAGGCGTGCAGACCTTATGATATACGAGGTATTTTTCATCATGAAGCTCACGCTGCCGCTGCTACTTATACTGCTCCTTTCATTCCTGACAGCACAGTAGTAATTGATGCTATCGGAGAGTTTGATACAGCAACTATATGGGTAGACGGCAAGAAAGTATGGAGTAAACAATATCCATGGTCACTAGGATTATTCTATAGTGCAATCACGAAACGAATAGGACTAAAACCAAATGAAGATGAGTACATAACAATGGGTATGGCAGCATATGGGAAACCATGTATTGATATGCTTACTTTTATACATGAAAATCATCACAAAGGTATACCACTAAGAAAGTGGTTTTGGCATACACCTGAAGATATAGCCGCATCGGCACAAGCACACCTAGAAGTAGAACTTCTAAAGATTTTTGGTAAAGCAAGAAAGTATGGACCAAAAGTTGCATATGCTGGTGGAGTTGCACTTAATTGTGTAGCAAATAGTAAAATCCACAAACTGTTTGATGATATGTGGATATTCCCAAATCCTGGGGATGCAGGGAGCGCACTAGGTTGTGTGTTAGCCCATACAAAAGAAAGAATTAAATTTAAAGATACTTTCTTAGGACATGATATAACAAGAAGTTGTAATCCTAAGTTAGTAGTCGATACACTACTTAAAAGAAAAGTAGTAGGAGTTGCAAATGGAAAAGCAGAATATGGGCCTCGTGCGCTCGGTAATCGTTCTTTGCTTGGTGATGTTCGCTACGATATTAAAGATACAGTCAATACCATTAAGCGAAGACAAAAATTTCGCCCTTTTGCCCCAGCGATACTTGAAGAGTTTGTAGATGAATATTTTGACGGATATACTAATGAGTATATGCAGTTTGTCTCACAAGCCAAGCATGATTACAGTTCAGTGAGTCATGTTGATGGAAGTGCAAGAGTGCAAGTGGTAAAGAAAAATAGTAGTTCTATACTACGACCAATACTAGAAGAATATTATGAGAGAACTAAAGTACCTATGTTGTTAAATACAAGTTTAAATATAAAAGGAAAGCCAATGGTAAATACATTAGACGATGCGGCTAACTTTCAAGATATGTATGGAGTAAGAGTATTTTGATTTATTGGAATGGTTGTAGCTTTGTTAGAGGAATGGAACTAAAGAATAGACCAGAGGACTCTTTTGCATATAAAGTATCTAAAAATTTAGATGCAGATTACAGAGATAACTCTAAGGTTGGAGGAAGTAATGATAGAATATGGAGAACAACTCTAGATGATTGTTTAAGAGAGAAACCAGACCTAGCAATTATTGTATGGTCTAACCTAAATAGATGGGAGTTCTTAGATGACTTAGGGGCATGGAGAAGTGCAGTATGGATAAGATATGCTTTTAATAAAAATACTTTAGAAATTAGTGATAAGAGTGAAACACATTTTCACCCTAGAATGAGATTAAAACAGTGGGAAGCAATACAAGGACATTCCACACAAACAAGAACAATGAGATATAATATAATTTATAGTTTACACTATATGTTAAGTACAAAGTATTTTTTGGAATCTCAAAAGATACCTTACTTATTTTATCTTATGTCAGATGGGCAGCTCGGCCCTTCAATGAAAATCCTAGATGAAAATAGATGGGAAGGAGCAAATAATTTATGGCAAGTACCACATATGAGAAGAGATGACTATGAAAGAGAATTACCTTTCATAATGGATGAAAGCTTTTATACTATGTGTAAGAGAGCCAAGGTGCCATTCGGACCGAAAGACCATCCTCTAGAGGAAGGACATGAGTTAATGGCAAATAGAATAATGAAGGACATATATGATAAAGAATTGGATAAAATTTTTAGTTAAGAAGTGGCAAGCACTTAGATTTCAATGGGAAAACAGAAATATGGTTGAGGACACCCATATCTATGAAGGGGAGGATAATTAATATTGGTTATTTTTTCTTTGATATACCATGTCAAAAATAGTTCTTGACACGAGCTTAAAAATTGGATATAATATATGTATATTTTGGAGAGAGAGACTATAAGTGAGACAGATTATACCACCAACTGACTGCCCTGCATGTAACAGTGAATTAGAATTGGTTAATGACCAACTATTTTGTAGGAATACACAGTGCTCAGCTCAGTGGTATAAGAAAGTAGAACACTTTGCCTCGACTCTTAAAATTAAAGGACTCGGTCCAGCAACTCTTAACAAGTTGCAAATCGAAGACTACACAGAACTTTATCAACTTACTGTAGATGATATACAGGTTAGGTTAGGAAGTACGAAGTTAGCTGAGAAACTCTTTTTAGAGATTGAAAAATCAAAAGAGAGTGAGTTGGTCAATATAATACCAGCTTTCAGCATACCCCTTATTGGTCGGTCGGCTTCTCAAAAATTATGCGATAGAATATCAAACATCGAAGATATTAGCGAGAAAAGTTGTACTGAGGCAGGTATCGGACCAAAGGCATCAGCTAACTTAATTCAGTGGTTAGAAACTGAGTATTATCCTAACAACTATAAGACAACACTACCGTTCAACTGGAATAATGAAATTAATGAGAAGAAAGCGGTCACAGGAGTTGTTTGTATTACAGGCAAGTTGAAGTCATATCCGACTAAAGCATTTGCTGAAAAAGTTCTAAATCAATATGGATTTGTAGTCAAGTCCTCGCTAACAAAAGACTGTACTCATCTTATAAATGAGTCGGGAATTGAGTCAGCTAAAACACAAACAGCTCGTGACCGAGGTGTTATTATTATAACAAATGTAAAGCAATTATTAGAGGAAAATTAAAATGGCATTACCAAAATGGACAGACGAAAGAACAGCAGAATTGACTTCTTTCGTTGGTGACGAAAGCCCTGTATCACAGGCAACTGTAGCTTCTGCTGCAGAGCAACTAGAAACTTCAGTAAGAAGTGTTAGTTCAAAATTAAGAAAGATGGGTTTTGAGGTTGAATTAGCTTCAGCTTCAGCAACTAAATCTTTCTCAGATGAGCAAGAAGCAACTCTTAGCACATTCGTGCAAGACAATAGCGGTGTCTACACATACGCAGAAATCGCTTCAAACTTTGAAGGTGGGCACTTCAGTGCTAAATCTATTCAAGGTAAAATTCTTTCTATGCAACTTACAGAGCATGTTAAACCTGCTCCTAAAGTTGAGACTGTTAAGTCTTATAACGAGGAAGAAGAAAGCCAATTCGTTTCAATGGTAAACGATGGAGCTTTCATTGAGGATATCGCAGAAGGCTTAGGCAGAAGCGTTAACTCAATCAGAGGAAAAGCATTATCCCTACTTAGAGCAGGCGAAATCAATGCTATTCCAAAGCAGAAAGAAACTAAAGGTTCAAGCAAAGCTGACCCATTAGCAGGTGTCGACATTGACGGCATGACTGTTGAAGAAATTGCTGATAATATCGGCAAAACTGTAAGAGGCGTGAAAACAATGCTTACTAGAAGAGGTCTACAATGCGCGGACTATAACGGCGCTGCTAAAAAAGAAATAGGTTAATCTTATTTCTAACTCAGGCGAGCAGTCCCTTAGGATTGCCTCGCCTTTTTTGTAAATTAACTTTGTTTTGGGAGAGACAATTTGACACTAGAGAGTGCATTACTCAAGCAATTACTTGCGAACAGCGACTTTGAGACTTGGAATGGTCTTAAGGAACACTATTTTCCAGAAGGTGAGTACCGAAAAATATGGCGAGTAGTAGATAAGCATGTTCATAAGTATCATGACTTGCCAACATTTGAAGATTTAAAACTGGAAGTTCGTTCAAGGGACTTGCAGGAAAAAATCTATGCAATCGAAAGTGTAGAAACAGATGTTCCGTCTATAATTCTATTAGACTATCTAAAAAATCAGTTTACACAATCCGAAATTCTAAATAAAATCGAACACTATGTTGACACACAAGTCGCAATCTCTGACGCTAGAGAAAATATTGATTTACTGCAAGAAATAGTCGTCCATGTGGAAGACGCAGTAGATACTAATGAAGATGCAGATAACATGGAAACTGTACCTTTGTTCGATTCAGATGAGGATTTAGCAAAATATTTGCCGCTCGGTCTTAATCAAGACTATGACTTGGACTACACATTCTCTCCCAAAGATTTGGTAGTTGTTGGCGGACACCGTGGTGGTGGTAAGTCGTTTACTTGTTGTAACATTGCTGCAGCAGCCCAAGATAGAGGCGCATCAGCATTATACTTTACTATAGAGATGGACACAAGACAAATGTTACAAAGAATTTGTGGCATACAATGTGGAATAAATAGTGGTCGTATCAAAGCAAAAAATCTTACTCCTATGGAGTGGGACAAAGTTGCTGTTTGGTGGGCTGCTAGGTTTAACAATGGCGAAGAGGCGCTAGCTGAGTGGAAAGACCACCAAGATTTCGATAAGTTCCATTACGAGCTT